CTGCTTTCTCTGCAAAAACACGCTTTAACTCTGTACCTTGATCCACATAAGCGTCAGAGCCGTAAGCTGGATCGACTTCTTCCCAAAGATCGGCATCCAATTTAGCACCAGCGGCTAATGCGGCGTTAACGCGAGCTGCCAAACGATCTGCTTTGGCTGATGCCTCTTCACGCAAATCAGGAAAACAAGCATCGCCAGTCTCTTCACAAACGACTTGCTTAGTGCCATTAAAAATAGCGTTATGACGAAAGCGGCGACCAGCTGCATCTTCCATCAAAACATAAAAGCACTCGGCGATGAATGGATGACCATCACAGGCATAACCAGCGTTAAAGAGATCGGATGCGGCGTAAGCGGTAAAAGTTGCGTTCATTTGTTTTTCCTAGAAGTGAAGTAATTGAGGACTTGATAATATCACGCTTGACGAAGTCATCAACAACTATTTATTAGACCTTACAAACTAGTCAACTATTACTGTTGTAAACTTAGCATCGGCGGTGTTTTCAAGGTCACCGCCAGTTGCCTTTGGGGGGTCAGCGTGAGTTGATCCCCTTTTTTTATCTTAAACTTGACCATCTTCACAAAACATGGTTAACATACTCCACATGAAAACGATTTCACAAGAAGCACTCCACGCCATAAGGCACAAAGTTGAATGCGCTGGCTACAAGATGTCTGATGTCTGCCGAGTCGCAGAGATCGACCAGGCGCAAGTATCCCGCTGGATGAGTGGGACCACAGAGCCACTATACGGCAGCGTGATGCGCTTGGATCAGGCTGCTGACGCTTTGGTATCAGCTCGCCTCACAGTCCTCAACAAAGCCATGGAGGACGCCGTCAAATGATGACCACCAACTTCAAACCGCGCAGGATCATTGGCATTGACGTAGGGCTGAATGGCGCGATCGCCATGATGCAAGGCGAAACCCTGACAGGCATTTTCGATATGCCCACAGTCACTTTGAATCGTAATGGCGCAGCCAAGCGACAGATCAGCATCCCCGAGCTGATTGAGATCCTCGACAACTTCAAGCCTGATGAGGCGTACATCGAAAAGGTCTTTGCAATGAGTGGCCAGGGCGTTACCAGCGTCTTTTCCTTTGGGCGCAGCCTTGGCGCGATTGAGGGTGTGATCGCCGCAAGATCCATCAAGTCCACCCTGATCACACCACAGACATGGCAAAAGGCGATGGGCGTGACCGGTGGCAAGGACGGCGCAAGGGCGCGTGCCATGGAGCTGTTTCCATGGAATGTGGATTACTTCAAACGAAAGAAAGATGATGGCCGAGCAGATGCGGCGCTCATTGCTTGTTGGGGACTTAGACATGGATGACAAAGAACGAAACACATTGAGAGATCACATTGTTTGGCTTGGCTCGCAGCTTGAGTACCAGCGCCAAATCAACAAAGCAAACACCGAATTCCTTAAACGCTTGGTGCATCCCGAGGACTTGGGATTCTCTGTCAGCAATGAGGTGCGCCAAATTGCTTACTCACTACTTATCAACAATCAAATAGAAAAATGAAAAACCAACCTTTAAAACTCAGGCCGTCATCCGCATCACGCTGGATTGCCTGCCCAGCCAGCGCCAAACTGTCAACGCTTGTGCCGTACCAAGAGAGTGGCGAGGCAGCAAAGATTGGCACAGCCATTCACGCGCTGGCCGAGACTTGCTTTCAGCTCGACACCGACCCGATGAAGTTTGTCGGCCAAGTCGTGGAGGGCATCACGATGACTGAAGAGAATTGCGAGTTTGCCTTGGAACATTTGCAGGCGATATGGGCAATTCAAGATGAGCTTGGTCACGTTAAGGTGGAGCAGCTCTTCAAGCTCTACCAAACGCCACAGTTCTCGCTACAAGGCACTGCCGATGTGGTGGGAATATCTCAGGACAAGCTGATCATTGCCGACCTTAAAACAGGCCGCGGCTACGTCGACGCTGACTCCGAGCAAATGAAGATATATGCGCTGGGCGCGTTGCTGCACAGCACCCACAAGCCCAAAGAAGTCGAATTCCAAATAATTCAACCACATCATGGCGAGAAGCGCATACACACTATGAGTGCTGTTGCACTTAGAGAGTGGGAGCAAAACATATTGCGGCCTGCTGTTGACGAGGCACTTAGCGATGCACCTCGCTACAACCCATCAGAGTCAGCGTGCCAATGGTGTCCCGCCAAGCACATTTGCTCTGCACAGAAAGAGCAGTTCGACATTGTGGCGGCGCAACCCGACATCACCATCATGTCCAAAGAGGACATCAAAGAGGTGATGCTGGCGCTGACGCCAGTACAAATCAGCGCCATATTGGATCGCGCACCGATGGTGGAGAAGTTTATTGAGGCGGTAAAGGATCACGCCACAAAGCAGATGGAAGCTGGCGCAGTATTACCAGGCTGGCAGCTCCAACCCAAACGTGCATCCCGCAAATGGATTGACTCAACAACAGCGCGTCAGGCATTAACTGACGCAGGACTTACAGACTCTCAAATCTTTGAGACAGAACTAATTTCTCCTACGGCGGCTGAAAAGCTACTGCCAAAGGAACAAAGAGTTATCTTGGACGCATTGACGGCCAAGGTATCGAGTGGACTCACCCTTGCGAGAGATCGCAGTCTGAGTCAATAATGCAATCCCTGTAACTTTTGAAAGCGAAACGCAAAATGCTAAATCTCTCTTCTGGCGGCGGTAATGGAAACTACATCCGCTTCTCACCCCAAGCAAACGCTTGGACCAACAACCTTGGCGCTGAGATCCAGCTCAAGAAAATCGTGTTTGATATCGATGCGGTGCAAACAGGCTGGCTCCAACTTGGTGTCGGCATCCGCGACTGGCAACCCGACTCAGAGCTAGGACGCAAGGGCGCACAGCCTACACCTGACCACAAACGCGGCTTTATCGTGACCTTTTACAACAAAGAGATCGGCACTTGTGAGTGGTCATCCAGTGGCGTAGGTCCAAACATGGGACTGGAAAAGATGTACACCGAATGCGCCGCACAGCGTGCCGCCAATGCAGGCAAGTTGCCTGTGCTTGAGTACACCGGCAGCAAGCTGGAAAAGATCGGCAAAGGCACAACACGCATTCCTAACTTCACCATTGTGTCGTGGATTGACAAGCCTGCCGGTATGGGGCAAAGCGATGAGGAGTACATTGCACAGGCAGTGGCTCCAATGCCTGCACCAGCTCCTGTACCGATGCCTGCGCCAAAGCCAGTGCCGGCTAAGACGCCGATGGCTGCCGCTATTGAAGATGACGAAATGTTTTAACTGGTAGTGTGTACGCGCCGAGGTGTAACAGCCTCGGCTTTTTTTTCCTCTAAAAAATGGCAGCATATAAATGCAAGCAGAACAAATAGCCAAGACGCTCGGCAACGCGAAGAGAGCCAACGGCCAATGGGTAGCGTCATGCCCAGTACCATCACATGGCAAAGGCAACGGCGACAAGAATCCAAGTCTCAGCGTACACATCGATGACGAGGGCAAGCCACTTTTCCATTGCCATGGTGGCTGCACTCAGGAGTCAGTCTTCCAAACCATCAGGGATATGCAGCTACTGCCCGAGCTGGAAGAGCGACCCGATCCACTCGCCAACATCAAGCCATTGCCTAAAGTGGAGTTCCAGCAGGAATGGCAGTATCAGGACGAGGACCGCGTCACAGTCTTTGTCAAGCACCGACTGCGCGTAGGGGAGTCTGGAAAGACTTATAGGCTCTACAAAGTTGATAGTGACGGCAAGCGCTACCCTACGCTGGGTGACGCAAGGATCGTCCCTTACAAGCTGCCCGAGCTGCTGGACGCGAAGACCGCAGGCAGGATCATCTATCTCGCGGAGGGCGAAAAGGCTGTGGACGCGCTGATGTCACTCGGCGTGGTGGCGACCACCGCGCACAGTGGCGCAGGGCATTGGCCAGAAGCGATTACCGAATACTTTGCTGGCGCTAATGTGGTGATCCTCCCAGACAACGATCTGAGTGGCTGGTCATACGCTCGCAAGGCAGCAGATGCCATCCTGCCCATCGCCAAGGCGCTCAAGGTAGTTGACCTCAGACTGCAAGAGCAGGGCGATGACGCATATGAGTTCATTGAGGCAGGCGGCGGCAGGGCAGAGCTGGCGGCGTTGGTCAAGGCGGCGCCAAAGATAACCAGCGTGGATGATGTAACGATACCCGAAAGACTGCAGGCGATACAACAAATACCGCCAACTGTAGACATGGTGGCGACAGTTGCACCAGCAGAGGACATCGCCAAAGAGTTCGCGCCTGACCCGCCAAAAGAGGCAGACAAGCCAAAGCCAGTCAAGACCATCAAGATTGAATCTTGGGACACCATTCAGGATGAGCCAGTCGAGTGGCTGATTGAGGGTGTCATCCCCAAAGGATCATTCACGGCGTTGTATGGACCGCCAGGCTCATTCAAGTCGTTCATCGCCCTAGACATTGCCGAGGCCATAGCCACAGGCCGCACATGGATGGGCAAAGAAGTAAAGCAAACAGGCGCGGTGCTGTACTTGGCCGGTGAGGGCTTTGGCGGTATCGGCGCAAGGATCAAAGCCTGCAAGATGCACCACCAAACCGAAGATGGAGCGCCAATCTACATAGTGCGCCACCAGCTCAACCTCAGATCCAGCGCAGAGGACTTCAATGCCTTGATGATGGCCGTAGTCACGCTGGTGGAGCAGACAGGCATGGAATTCAGCCTCGCCATTGTGGACACACTCGCCAGAGCCTTTGGCGGCGGCAACGAGAACAGCTCAGAAGACATGGGTGCGTTCATTACGGCTATGGGCAAGGTTCAGGAATTCCTCAACTGCGCCTTGATGGTGCTGCACCACAGCGGTAAGGACGCCGCCAAAGGACTGCGCGGCCATAGCAGCCTGCTTGGCGCTGTGGATACAGAGCTGGAGCTGCTGCGCTTTGATGAGCAGATGAAAGGCGTCCTCACCATCAGCAAGCAAAAGGATGGCGCAGACAACGAGCGATTTGGCTTTGAGATGGTGGAGGTAGAGATCCGGCCAGCAGGCTTGGGACTGACAGAGCCAGTGGTCAGCTTGGCGGTGCAAGCCAGCGACTCAGCCGTCAACGACATACCCAAAAAGGCAGGCAAGAGCAACGCGGGAAGTGGCAAGAATCAGCGACTGGCGATGCAATGCTTGGAGCGAATGGTCAAAGAGCATGGAGTGCCAAAGTACATCGATGGTTTACAACGCCATGCGATCAAGTTGGAGCTGTGGAGGCAGGAATTATGGTCAAAGATGGGGTGTACTGATGATGATAAAGCCTCATTCAAGATGACATGGAAACGCGCAAAGGACGACTTGCAGAAGTCAGGCGAGGGAGATATCAGAGATGACTATGTGTGGCTTCAGTTCAAAAAAGATGACTTTTAATGGCTTGTTTGTTACTTTGTTACCCCAAAACAAGGTAACAAAGTTATGTGTTCCCATTACTTTTATAGATTGCGATAATTGAATGGTAGCAATAAATGCAAATGCAAAGATCTATCAGGTAACAAACAGGTAACAAACAGGTAACAAATGGTAACAAACAAGGGAAAAGGTAACAAGTAACAAACCGAGAGTCTAGGACTCGGAGGTTTGTTACCGACCCTCAGCCTGTTTTTAAGGAGAAAAGAAGTGGCAACGAAGAGAACAGCAAACAAGCATCCAATGGTGGAGAAGCCAAGTCCAAAGGCAGATCCTTGGACGATTCATGTGCAATCGAAACTGGTGGAGTTGGAGTCGGTTAAAGCCGCCAGCGACAGGAAATGGGGAGAAAACCGACTGACTACTTTAGTAAGCAGTGAGTTGAGGGAGAAGTTTTGGATTCAGAACAGCAGACTGCATCAGGCGATGGAGTTCAAAGATCGGGCGAAGTTCGATTCCAGCTTGGCGGGAATGATCAGGGCGTACAACGTACTGGATCAGTGGGCAACCGAAGAGGGATTGGAGCCAGCGTCATCCATTCCTCGGATTGAGTGGGAGATGCAGAATGGTCAGACCATGGTGATCGTGCGAACAGTCAATGAGGCAGTGGCGATTCAGACTCAGCGTCAGGACTTATCGAATCACCACATCTGGTCAATGCAGGAATTAGAAGCATTGCTGGCTGATGAACGTATGCAGGCAGTGATCAAGATCAAGGCGCTTGTGCCAACAGCACAGCTCACCAGCTTCAAGCCAACATCAGAGTTCAAGCTCGGCGGTGCAACAGGCTTTGATGACTTTGAAAACGATCTGACATTCAGCGACAATGACACCATGGAATACAAATTTAATTCCGCACAGGCAGAAAGGTTCAAGAATGGCTCAATTTAAGCTCATAGCGGCACTTATCCGCGAAAAGGTACTGGACATCGTCCAGCGCGTTAAAAACGCTTTAAAGAGGGGTTGAGCGATGCCTGGCAACCCAAAGCGCAGGAAAGACATTGCATTCCTCAATGAGATGCCTGAAGAGATGATCTTCAGCATGGTTGAAGCTGGCAAAAGCATTGCCGACATATGCGTGAGCCTAGGCATCAGCAAGCGTGCGCTAGACGATTGGATTGAGGAAAACGATCATGGTGCTATGATTACACGCGCGCGTGTGCGTGCCGCCGATCTTATGGCGTGTGACACGATCAAGATAGCGGATGACATGGATGTCGATCATCCGCAGCGCGATGTCCAGCGCATCCGCACTCGCCAGTGGCTGGCCGAGCGATGGGATCAGAAGACTTATGGCTTACAAAAGGCGCAGCAGATCAACATCAACGTGCAAGACCTACGCATGGCCGCACTGCGCCACGTTGAGGTGATCGATGACTTATCCACAGAAAAAAGCGCATGATGCACACATTGCCCTGTGGACAACTGCAAACTGCCTGTTTATTGGGCAAAACAGACGGAGTTATCCACAGTTTGGTTAACATAATAGTGATTGTATTAAACCGATTATGTAAGGTTCATGTAAGAAAGCATATAGATCAATGACTTACAGATGCATCGACCTGTGGATAACTTTGCAGCCGTTTACTGGCAGCCAGGCGCTGGCAGCGGCCTGCGCGATGACCCCCCCTTTGCTCGCGGCGGCGGGGGCGGCTGTAGCTGCACCTAAACACATATCGCCATGAGCAACCCCACCCCCCTGCCCCCCACCGCGCAAAAGCGCTCCCCGAAAAAAAATTCGAATGATTTGGTGGTGAATAACCCTTTTGTCGAATTCGTCAAGCTCTACAAGAATAACCCTGTCCTGTTTGTCAAGGAGGTGCTGAACACCGAGCCTGATGCGTGGCAAGTGGAGTTCCTTAACCACATCGCCGCAGGCAACCGCCGCATCTCTGTCAGATCCGGCCACGGCGTTGGTAAGTCCACCGCCAGCGCCTGGGCGATGATTTGGTATCTATTCCTGCGCTTTCCTGTCAAGGTGGTGGTCACAGCGCCGACATCCAGCCAGTTGTATGACGCCTTATTTGCCGAGGTCAAGCGTTGGGTCAAGGTGCTGCCCCCCATGCTGGCTGACCAGTTGGAGGTGAAGCAGGACCGCATTGAGGTGAAAGACGCCAACGAAGAGGCGTTCATCTCTGCGCGTACATCGAGAGCAGAGCAGCCCGAGGCGCTCCAAGGCGTACACAGCGACAACGTGATGTTGGTGGCTGACGAGGCATCCGGCGTGCCTGAGAAAGTGTTTGAGGCCGCGTCAGGATCAATGTCGGGGCATAACGCCGTCACGCTGTTGCTTGGCAACCCTGTACGCTCCAGCGGTTTCTTCTACGACACCCATAATCGATTGGCGGGTGACTGGGTGACCATGCGAGTGTCCTGTGCTGACTCGCCCCGAGTATCTGAGGCTTACATTGAGGAGATGAAGTCGCGGTATGGCGAGGAGTCCAATGCCTACCGCATCCGCGTCTTGGGTGAATTCCCGAGAAGTGATGAAGATACTGTGATCCCCATGGAGCTGCTGGACTTGGCGATGAATCGTGATGTGGAGGCGTCACCTTATGCGCCGCTGGTGTGGGGATTGGACGTTGCGCGGTTTGGCTCGGATCGGTCTGCGCTGTGCAAGAGGCGCGGCAACGCGGTGATTGAGCCGATTAAGACTTGGAAAAACTTGGACCTGATGCAGTTGACTGGTGCGGTGGTGGCCGAGTTTGAGGCGTTGGCGCCAAGCGACAGGCCAGAGGAGATACTGGTGGACAGCATCGGTCTTGGCGCTGGCGTGGTGGATCGGTTGAAAGAGTTGAATCTGCCAGCTCGCGGCATCAATGTGTCGGAGTCACCGGCCATGGGCGGTACTTACAGGAATTTAAAGGCCGAGCTTTGGTACAAGGCCAAGGCGTGGCTGGAGCAGCGGGATTGTCGGTTGCCCAAAGATGAGCTGCTCGTTGCTGAGTTGGCGACTGTCAGGTATATGTTTACAAGCAATGGCAAGATTCAGATTGAGAGCAAGGATGACATCAAGAAGCGCGGATTGGCGAGTCCTGACAAGGCTGATGCGTTTTGCTTGACATTTGCGTCCGATGCGGTGATTGGCATGATGGGGTCCAAGTCCAGCACGAAGTGGAGTCAGCCGTTGAAAAGAAACCTCTCAAGGGTTGCATAATTGCGATATGCGCCAAGACGCATGAAGATTGACTATGGTTAAAAGCCAATTTGCTTGTACTCTAAAACAAGCATCTCTTACATTCAGTCTCCAGCCGTGTTGGTGTAGCTCAGAAGGAGAGCGCCCTGCTTTGTCGGGGATGTCGGAGGTGCGAGTCCTCTCGCCAACAACCTATTTTTCAAGGGGTATTCAGATGAAGATGACCAAGGCAGCCAAGAAAGTTGGCAAGGTGATGGGCGAGTACAAGGCAGGCACATTGCACAGCGGCAAAGGCGGCAAGGTAGTCAAGAATCCTCGCCAAGCGGTGGCAATTGCAATGAGCGAAGCAAAGATGCCCATGCGCGGCAGCCGTACAGCCAAGAACATGAAGTCCAAGGGGAAGATGTAATGGCAACCTTAAAACGCACCATGGATCAAGCCATGGACAAGGATGCTGGCTACAAGGATGAAGAGAGCTGCCCGATGGCGACTCAAGACATTACCTTGAATCTGAAGAATCGCGCCAAGGCGATTAACTCTGCCAACTATGGTCCAGAGAATCCCAAGTTGCCCAATAAGCAGTTTTGGATGGAGATGGCGCGTGAGTGGGAAGTTGATCCCGAAGAGGCGAAGATGAGCGTTTGCGGTAACTGCGCCGCGTTCAATCAAGATGACTCCATGCTTGAGTGCATCGCCAAAGGTATTGGCGAAGAGGGCGACCCTTGGGCGATGATTGAAGCTGGTGACTTGGGTTATTGTGAGATTTTTGATTTCAAGTGCGCGTCCAGCCGTACTTGCGAGGCTTGGGTGGTGGAAGAAAATGATGGCGAGGGCGAAGACGAGATGCCTGAGTCATTGCTGACAATCAAGATTGGAGTCAAAGGTGAAGACTAAGCCAGGTTTGTACTCCAACATCCAAGCCAAGAGAGCCAGAATCGCCGCAGGCTCTGGCGAGAAGATGAACAAGGTCGGCTCCAAGGCTGCGCCGTCTGCTGCTGACTTCAAGTTGGCCGCAAAGACGGCCAAGAAGCCAAAGCCAAAGAAGTGATATCACCGATTTGCATCAGCACAGTACACGGCAAAGGTTTGCGGGTGATGCTCACAAGCATTGCCGAGTATTGTCCCGAAGTGCCTGTCTATTTGCGCGGTCCAGAGTCCATTATTGGCGGCTTTGACGCTGACCTCAAGGTCTTTGGCAAGCCAAGCAATTTCGGCGAAGACTACAACGACATCATGGATCGCGCCTTTGCCGATGGCTTTGGCTCAGTGATCTGCGCCAATGATGACATTGTGCTGACCCCCACCAGTTACAAGCATTTGATGGAGGATGTATCTCAATTGAGAGAAGAGACTGGCGAGCCAGTGGGGTGGGTGTCAGCAAGATGTGACGCGGCGCGTCCTGTGCAGAATGTGCGAAGCAATCCCTTTGATCAGCAGTTGCACTACTTCAGATACCCATTTGAGGACGCCATTGTGCCGATGGAAGTCTTAAGCCCGATCTTTGCTTGGATTGGCCGCGATGCTTGGGACTGCTTTAAGTTCCCGCCACTGAATTGGTACTCGGATGATGTGCATTGCGAAGACTTGCGTGCAGCGGGTTTTCACCATTATTTGTCGCGGTCCTATGTCCACCACATTGGCAGCCAAACGATTGGCTTGGACAGCAACCGACTGACCCAGCAGGCAGTGCCTTGGATCAGAAAGAATAGACCTCAATATGCAGCCGTCTGGTTTAACTCTTAATCTCGGTTCGGGCAAAGATCGCCGCGAAGATTGCGTGAATGCTGACATTCGCGCAGATGTCAAT